CCGGCCACGGTCGCCGCGGTCGTGGCGGCGTGACCGGTGCCGAAGATCATGGCGTTCGGGTTGAACTCGCCCGACAGGTAGACCGTGCAGGTCTTGTCGCCGGCGCTGGCGTCGGTATCTTCCGCGAGGATCGCATACGGCGTCTGGCTGCCATCGGCGGATGCGGTCAGGCTCTTGGTCAGCTTGCCGCCGCTGGTGATCTTGCCGAGCACGGTGCCACGCACGCAATTCTGGCCGGACACCAGCACCGCGGCATCGGTGACGATGCCCACGTTGTAGCCGGCGATGAGGCGGTCGGGGACGTAGGTGTCGCTCGTGACCGAGGGCACCTGCGGGTTGATGGTCGCAGCCATGGGGCGGGCTCCTTAGAACTTGCCGCCGGCGGCGCGCGCCGCGGCGAGAGTGCGGGAAGCCAGCTGCGTCGCCTCGGCGTTCTTGCTGGCAGGTGGGTCGGAAGCCTCGTCGGCGCCGATGTTGATGGGCTTGGTGCCGGCCATGCGGGAGGCGAGGCCGGTGCGGGAGGGGTTGGAGGCGCCCACCTTCAGCAGCGCGACTGCCTGGGCAGCGGGGATGTCGGTGCCGAAGGCCAGCTCAGCGGCAAGCGCCGGATTGCCGGCGGCAGCGGCGTTGCCGAAGATTGCGGCGCCACGCGCCTGAGCGGACTTGAAGCCGGCGGCGAAGGCCTTCTTGCCGTCCTTGTCCTTCGGCTTCTCGTCATCGTCCTCGACGTCGTCCTTGCGGTCGTCGTCGTTGTCGTCGGGCTTCTTGTCGTCGCCCTCGTCATCCTCGGCCGCCTTGGCGGTCTTGTCTTCGTCGTCCTCGGCCGCTTTCGCGTCCTTATCCTTCTCGTCGTCCTTCTTGTCCTCAGGCTTGTCGTCGTCGGCCGCCTTGGCTGCGGGACGGACAAGGCCGGACAAGTGGGCAAAGCGCGACATAGCGCCCGCCGCATTGCGGAGGTTCATCGGTAATCCTCTCGGATGGGCAGGCGGCGGCGCCGCCAACGCCTGGACGGTTAGGCCGCGTCCAGATCGGCAAGCAGCGCGCTGAAGGCCTCGTCGGGGGATGCAACGGCATCCGCCAGGCCGGCAGCGACGCCGAGTTCTCCTTCGAAGCAGGCCGCTTTGGTCGCCCGCACGGCCGCAGCGCTGATGCCGCGATTCCGCGCCACCGTGGCCACGAACAACTCACCGACGCGGTCCACGGACGCCTGCAGCCGCGCCAGCATGTCCTTCGAGACGCCGGTCACCTGAGCGCGGCCTGCTTCGGCCTTCTGGTCGCCGTAGTGGATGAAGTGGACCGCAACGCCGCCAGCGGCGAGCGCGCGGGACATATCTACCAGCATGGTGATCACGCCGACGCTGCCGACCCCGCCGGTGCGCGGCACGGCGATGTTGTCACAGGCACTAGCGATGGCGTAGGCCGCTGAGTAGGCGACCTCTGAACAGATGGCCCGCAGCGGCTTCACACCCCGCGCCGCATAGATGGTGTCCGCCAGATCGAAGCAGCCAGCGACCTCGCCGCCACCGCTGTCGATGTCCAGCACGATCGCCCGGACCTCAGGGTCGGCCAGCGCCTCCAGCAGATTGCTGCGAATGCCGTCGTAGCCTGTCATTCCACAATAGGGCCGCATGGTGCCCAGCTTCTGTACCAGCAGGCCTTCGACCTCGATCACGGCCACGCCCGCCACCACGTCATAACCGCGGGAGGCGGAGGGAGCGACATCGCCGCCGAACGCCTTCATGGCGTCGTTGCCGGCCAGCACTACAGCCCCACCATCGGCGCGGAACAGGTGGGCAATGCCGAGCCGGTCGGCCAGCGCCGCCATTGCGACCTCAGCCTTGTCCGGCAGCACCGCCAGCGGGACGTTGAACAGGCGGGAGGCGAGATGCGGGAAGCGGTCCATCACTCTCCCCTCACCTTCTGCGGCTGTTCCTCGCCGGCCGGCTTCGACCCGCCGACCTGCATGTCCAGAGTGAGGCCGCGATCCTTCACGGCCTGCTCCTCAAGGGCGCGTTGGTCCAGGATCTCCTCCCAGTCCATGCCCCCGCCGTCCGCAGCTTCTTGCTCCAGCGTGGACAGGCCGGAGGCTATCTTCAGGCGGGAGCCCTCGGGCTCTTTGGTCGGCTCGATCCAACCGCGGCCGGGGCCGATCCAGGTGCCGCGATTGTACTCGGCGCGCGCCTCGGCATAGTCCGGGGCGCCGGCCGGGAGGGGCAGCTCGCCCATCTCGAAGGCTTCTTCGTGCTGCGCGTCAGCCACCGGGCCGCAGAAGCCAGCCCCGAAGTCAGCACGCCGGCGTGCCACGGTGCGCCATTCGGTCAGCAGCGCCTGGCGGGCGCTGCTGTACGATGACCCGCGGTAGTCGCCCGACACGGTCTCGTAGGAGGTGCCGATGGCAGAGGCGAAATTGCGCAGGACGGCAGATTCGAAAGCATCGAACGCCGACGCCGGCCGGGTGGAGGAGATCGTGTTGATCCTCTCGCCTGGGAACAGTGTGGCAAGGCGGACATTGCCGGCAGACAGCCGGCGGTCGGCATGGAATGCCGCGCGGTCGGCCTGGTACTGGCTCATCTCCTCGCCGCTCGACAGCCCAGCCTGCACGTCGTCAGGGTCGAAGGGGCTCTCGATGTAGGCGCCGAAGATCGCGTTGACGATCGCCGCCTGAAGTTCGACCTGGTCGTAGCGTGCCAGCATCCGCAGGCGGGTGAGGACCGGGGTGAAGATGCCGCCCACCGGGCGGTGCTGGCCGGCCCGGTCCGGGTCGAAGTGGTGCACCACCATCGGCCGGCCCCAGTCGGTATAGCGGGGGATGCGGTCCCAGGTGACGGTCTTGCCCGCAGCGAACCAATCCTGCTGGTGCGCCTGGCGGATGTGATAGGCCACCGGCGCACCGTCAGCGTCGATCTCGACGCCGCCGCGCATGGTCAGCGTGTCGGGCCGCTGCTGCGGATTGGACAGCCGGTCCGGGTCGGCCAGTTGCATGGTCGTGGCGTACCGCGCCCGACCGTAGCCCTGGCGATCCGGCCGCCACGGCAGGACGCCAAGCGCCTCGCCTTCGATCAGATAGTGACGGAAGCCCAGCCGAAACATCTGCGGCACGGTCCACCGGCGGGTGGTGTCGCACCAGCGCGAAGGGCAGTAGGCCCAAGCGCGCCAGGATGCCTCGCGGGCGTCGGCATATTCCTTCGCCCAGACGGCATCGAACTTCGACCCATAGCGCCGCGCCAGCGCCCGATAGTCGGGCTTGGACGACAGCCGGAAATCAGCGCCGACGGTCGCATCCGTGATGCGCGCCACCGCGCCCGATGCCCAGCCGTCGTTGCGGACCAGGTCCCGGATGCGCGCGACCGAGCGATCCCGGTAGGGGTTCGTCTCAACATCGGGCGACCCGAGCCACGGGTTCCAGCCTGCCATCTCGGCCGACTGGTAGTCCGCTGCATCGTAGGGCGAACTGCTGTTGCCGCCCACCAACGCCCGCATCCGGGTCCGGTGGATCTCGCCGCGGCTGATCGGGCGGCCGTACTGGTCGATGATCTGCGCCATTAGAAACGGAGCCCAATGGCGCGGCGGCCGCAGGACTGGCCGAGCTGCCGCTTAAGGCTGGCGATGTAGCCGGCCAGCCCGGCGCGGTCCGCCATGGTGTAGGTCACGGCGCGGTTGCCCGTGCCCTGCTGGTACGCGAGGGTCACCGCTTTGCCGCCGGTCATCAGCAGGTGGTACGCTGCCTCGCCGACGAAGAGGACGAACGACATCGGCAGGTGCCGCTTGATGTGGACCATCAGCTCGGCGCTGACCATCGAGCATTCGTCGATCACCACCACGTCTTCCATGACGGGATCGGCTCGCTTGTTGCGCTCGAACAGCTGCCGGTCTCCATGGGCGCGGGGCTTGAGGCTCAGCAGGCTGTGAATCGTTCGGCACTCGACGCCGCCGATGCCAGCTTGACGGAGTTTGGCCGACAGGACCGAGACCGCCTTATGCGTTGGTGCTGTCATGACGACCGAAAGGCGCTTCTTCAGCAGCGCCCGCGCGACCTCCTGCATCAGGGTCGTCTTGCCGGAGCCTGCATATCCGGTCAGGAGATAGCGACTGCCGGGCTCGCGGGCGGCGAGGATCTCCGCCAGGGCGCGGTCCTGGTCGGGAGTGAGCTGCAGGGTCATGCCGCGGCACCCTGCCGCTGTCCGCGCGCCGCCAGGATGTGCTGGATCCAGCCCCGCTTATACCCCTTCGCCTTGGCGATCTCCTGCAGCTGCTCCTCGGTCTTCGCCGTCTTCAGCAGCTCATGCAGCTTGGCCTTCCGGATCGTCTCGAAGCGGCTGCCGTCGATCTCCTGCAGGCTGCCCTCACGAACCTCGAGCTCGGCCTTCGGCTCCGGCGCCGCGGCGTAGGCGTGGCCACAGGAAGGGCAGGCCGGAGGCGGATGCAGAGGCGAAGCGGATCCGCGATGCGGAGGCCGAAGCCCGCGGCGATGCCGACCAAGCCGATCCGTTCGGCGCCGGCGACGGCACGGCGGGCGAGAAGATGACGATCAAGCCGCCGGCTGCGGCCGACGCTGCCGCGGCCTGAACCGACTTCCCTGGAGCACTGACCAATGTCCAACACCGATACCGCCACCGCCACCGCCCCCGCGTCCAGCGACG